CACAGCGAGTCGCGAGTTCACTCCACAAATGTTCTCAAAAAAGAGTTTCGGTCTCTCTCTGTCAAAGAGACCCCAGCCCCTTGTTTCGCCTGTTCCGATCGGTTTTATTGCAAGAGGCATGATCCCTGGCTTCTTACCGGTTGCTGGAGCGATGCTTTCGACAGGTGTCAATCTTCGACCGGCACGTGTGCGCTTCACGTTGCTTGCCCACAAGCTGGCGGTCAAAATCCAGATGCTATCTCTGAGGGCAATGCCTTTGAAGAGGCAGTCCTCCCATCCGTCCCTGTTGAAAATACAACCACTCAGTTCACTACTGATGCTGAGTCAACCGTTGCGAAGGTTCTTCACCCGTCTAAAACGAATTTCAACCTCGTTAAAGCCTCGACTGATGGCGATCATGAGGATATTAAGAGATTCCTTGCAAAACCCTATAATCTCCTTACTGGTTCTTTTGCCACCACTGATAACTCTTCCACCTTTAGTAATATCAATATATATTCTGGTGTTATTGACACTGTTGGCGTCTATGTTAACAAGCTACAGGGATTCTTCTCTGTCAGGGCTGACACCCGTTTGCATTTAGTTGTTAACGGTAACAAGTTCCAGCAGGGTAGGTACATAATGGCTTTCCTTCCTGATGGTGGTGTTGAGGCTTCTCTCAATAACGTTGTCCCTTTTGAGAAGCGTTTGAAGTGGGATCTCACCACCATTACACAACTGCCACATGTCGAGATAGACATAGCAACACAATCCGACGCCATACTTGAGATTCCATATTCCTCTGTCACTACATCATATCCTATGATCAGCAACTCTCAGGGTTTTGGATCTCCAGGTTTTGTCTTTCTCTACCCTTATTCGACCTTGGTAGCCCCTACTGGTTCCACCACAGCATCGTTCAATCTTTTCATTTCTTACCATAATGTCACTCTTGGATCTGCAGCTGTACCGCAGTCCGGTAGGATGATCCGTACCTCTATGTCTCAGCAGAATTATAAAGGTGGTGGGTCCGGTAGGGTTGGCAAAACTGTCTCAGAGGATGAGCAGAGTAGTGCGGGTATTCGTCCC